CTCCTACTACGGCAGGAGCATTCACGAATGTTAAACCTTCTGCCCCACAACATCTAGTTCTTGTTGGATTCGTGCAGAAAAAATCTGGCGGGGCTGGCGAAGTATTCGTAGAGATTCAAAATGGTTATGAGCTTCAAGAGCTTCATAATGTGCAGATTGATCCATTGACATTGGCTAACGATGATTTACTTGCATACAACTCTGCTACATCAACTTGGCAGAATAAAGCAATAACAGGTGTTATTGGAGCTACGGGAGCAATTGGCGCAACTGGTTCTACTGGTGCTACTGGAGCTACAGGTGTCGGAACTCAAGGTGCAACTGGGGCTACAGGCGCGACTCCTGCAAACATTATTTTATCTGACACTACTGGACTTACGGGAGCAACACAACTTTCTAATATCGTCCAAATCACACAAGCTGGATACAATTTAATTGTTAGTCCAAGCGTTAATACGCTTTATGTAATTGTAGGATGATTCTGATTGATTCTAACGCAGGAAAGGTAGGAGCAAGCAATGTAAGCGCAATAGCATCCGCGACTACATCTTTCATTCAATTCATGTGCTATTTAAGCACAACTATTTCCAAAGCAATTACTGGAACTACAGGTGTTATTAAAAATGGGGCTGGACAACTTACATTGTCTGGCAATTGTGATTACACCGGAACAACACAAATTAATTCTGGAACGCTCTCAATTACAGGTGCATCAACGCTCAACGGAGTTATTAGCGGATCAGGAACATTAAGAAAAACTGGAACGGCAGTTTTAACAATAGGTGGGAGCAATACTTATTCTGGAGGAACATCGTTTGTTTCGGGAGGGATAACTGGACTGATATTATACACATCAAGCAATGCTTTCGGAACGGGACTTTTTACTCTCTCTAACGCCGCAGGACGCATCGACACATCGGCGAATGTGACCCTGCCTAATGATTTTCAATTAAATACTGCAATTCAGATTCGCACACTCGGAGCAAACACGATAACTATTACGGGTAGTATTGCAGGGAGCGGAAACTTGACCAAAGCGGGTAATGGAACCCTTATTCTGTCTGGAACATTAACCTACACAGGGCAAACAATTATTACGGGATTGTTGCGAGCGTTCAAAACAACTGGAGCATCGACCGCGACCGCAACATTTAACTCGGCTGGCTCATTCATTGCTGTTTCGTTCAATGTTTCACCTCCGTCTGGTGTTACAACATTTCGCTTCTTTCAAGGTTCAACATCAGGCACTTGGGGCGTAGGAACTTTGACAGGCGTCCCTGCTGGAACAACGGCGACCTATAATTCAACAAACTCAACCCTTTCAGTTACAGTCCCATGATCATTACTCCAAGTGCAAATGGCTGGTCATACGACGATTCTGTTGGAATGTGGAAATTGGCATATGAAGAGAAAACCATTATTTTATACGAACAAACAGACGAGTCCATTGCGACTCCAACAACATTATTTATTGGAACCCACGAAGAATGCGAAATACACATATCCCAACTGGGTTTACATTTCCCAGAAACCGAGGAAACAGAATGAACGACAACGCTACCAATCACGGAATAATTGGAACGATTACGAAATGCAAAACGACCTTGCAGGAATCAAATTAGCTTGATATTTTTAATTAATGCCGCTTACACCACAATTCGGAGATTCCAAGAACAATCTCATCGCAAAGATTGCAATTAACACTGGGCCTAATCCGCCATTGCGTGGAGATGGTATGTGGAATCTTCTTTATAAGGTTTGCCAGAACACATACGATAGCGCAACAAATGGAAGCATTGGCGATGTTAGAATTTATTCCGATCTGCCAATTGAGATTAACAATCCTCCCATTAAGTCTATTTATCTTGTTAGGGAAGCCAGTGGAATTCCTTTGATTAATTCCCGTGAAGCTGGTTTATACATTAGGGTAACAAGTAACGGAGACATTTCAGACTGGATAAAAGCGTAATTAAATGAATATTGACCCACCAACTTACCCGCACCATACTGGAATCATGGGTTCCGCAACAAGTTTACTAGCTGTAGTTATCTCTATCTTGCCGCATGTAGAGCAATGGTTGCGTATTAGCTCACTTGTATTCGGAACAATTGCAGCTATCGTATCAATTATTGTAATGATAGAGAAACGAAACAACGATAAAAAAGACAAATGAAAGCACTACTTATTAAGGCCATCTCCGCTATTACTGGAGCGTCCAAATCTGTTATTGAGTTTATCATTCCGATTCTTCGGGAGTCTGCTACTTCCCTATTGAAAGAACTTCTGCCTATCGCTATGGAAGTCGTGTCTTCATTGCTAACCTCAGATAAGAGCGGCGATGAGAAGCGTAAGATTGCTGTAGATAAGATTAAAGATGCCGCTGTTAAAGAGGGTATCAATGCCTCTAATCGCACGGTCAACCTTGCTATCGAGCTTGCTCTTGCCAAGCTGACCGATAAATGAACGAGGAGAAGGCATGGTGGCAGAGTCGGACGATTATTGGAATCGTCGTCATGCTATTGGCCCAAGCATTGAAATGGTTCAAGGTTGATATTGTTAATGAAGAATTGACGGATATTGTAACGATAGCGATGGAAGCTGTTGGTGCTGGGCTTGCTGTTTACGGGAGGGTTAAGGCTAGAAAGAATATCAGACGAACAAGACCGGGTGGATTGTTTAACCCTAATGCTGAAGTAAGAAAGGCCAAGCCAGCTAAAAAGTTTCTAGGCATCTTTCTAATCTTCGCGGCAACAAGCATGTCAGCTATGCCGTATCCTAGCCATGTGTGGTATGAGAATCCAATTAAGGTTACTCCCATCGTGGATGATCGCCCATTCTTGATTCGTTTAATTGATAGCCTTTGGGTGAGTATATCCATCCTTCCGATCAAAGGGGAAATTAAAGGGCAGGCTGACTTCTGATGAGAGTTTCTACGACAGCAGAACGGCTAGAGATGGCTGACTTTATTCTGAAGTCAGAGGCTAGGCGTGACAAACTAGGCAGACTTAAAGTATATCTACTACCCAAAGCTGATGGCGGTGGAACATTTGAGATAGCTGGGATCAACGATAGGTATCATCCTAAAGCGGCTAACCATATCAAGTCATTATTGGATAATAATAGACACGCTCACGCTGAGAATTATATCAAGAAGTATCTAGTGGAATACACTGATGTCGTTAAAGCGTGGACAGAGGAGCCTGCTATCGAAGCATTCCTGCGGGATGCTGCTTTTAATCGCGGTCCCAAGGGTGCATTAAGAATCTTGCAGATTGCGCTACAGATTGCAGATGACGGGAAGTTCGGGCCTATTACAAAAACAACTCTTGCTAAAGCAATTAAGAACATTTCAGAACTTCTTGAAAAGTTGCGTATCGCTAGAGAAACTTACGAGATTCGTGTTGCTCCTCCTGTAGGCGCAAGAGCTAAGTTCTGGAATGGCCTAAAGAATAGGTGGGACAATGCACTAAAGTTCAGTCAAACATTAATAAATTAAATATATGGAAAAAGATTCACTTAAAAAAAGCTATCAAAATAGAAACAACGGAAACCAAGATATTGTTGGTTACTTTACTGGTGGTTCTAGCGGTGACTTTCTAAAGAACCTGAAAGAAAAAGATGCAGTTAAACCGCAGCCACAAGCAAAGCCTCAACCTAAAGAGGTTGAATCTACACCTAAGAAAGACCCTGAAAGAGATGCATTACTTTCAGCATTTAATGAAAAATACGGAATATTAAATCTCAAGGGGAAAGAATACAACGATGCTATGGCAAGGTTTTCCGAGAAGTGGAATGCTGATAAAGAGGGAAGAAAGATAGTTCCACGCGAGGGTTCTCCATTGGGAAAAACAAACAGAAGCCACACGCCAGCTAAAGATAAAGAAGGTGCAATGGATCGCAAGAGCAGTTCGCTTGCAAGCCTGAAGTTCGTAGATTAATAATAATTTATGTCTGATATAGAAGCACTAAAGAAACAAAACGAAAAGCTAAAGAGCATCCTTAGACAATGCTTGAGAGCTAGGCAGATCAACCATGTAAAGCAGATTATTAGGGAGGCATTGAGCAATGAGTGAGGAAGAGATTGATGGTCTAGTCGAATCTGGAAACATTGACTTATTTAATAGGCCAATTGTTAAGAATCCAGATGGCAGTATCAGCACCGTCAAATCAATCAGTTTTGATACAGATAGAGGAGTTGTATTGGTTCCTACAATCGCTGATGATGGGACTGTAATGAATCCAAAGGATGCAATCTCTTATGCCATGAAGAACAGAAAGCATCTTGGAATCTTCAAAGATAGAGCGTCAGCAGACAAGTATGCCGAGTCGCTTCACAATCAACAGGCAAAATTCTACAAAGGAAAATAACATGAGCGAGGCAATTAAATCTGCGATGAAGCGACTTGGAGTTTCTGGTGTTAATAAACCCAAGAGGACGCCGGGAGCAGCGAAGTCGCATGTGGTTTTAGCAAAAGAAGGCAGTAAGGTTAAGACGATTCGTTTTGGGCAACAAGGTGTATCAGGCTCTCCAAAACGCGAAGGCGAGTCTGCTGCCGACCGAAAGCGTAGAGAGAGCTTCAAGGCTCG